GCAATCTTGGCGCTATTGCGCAGATGAAGCCCGACATCCTCGACAAGTTCGACAGCGACCAGTGGGCCGACATCTATTCCGACATGCTCGGCGTCGATCCGTCGCTCATTATCGCAGACAAGAATGTTGCGATGATCCGCGATTCCCGCAACAAGGCGCTGGCTGCCAAGGAACAAATGACCGCTATGGCGCAGCAGTCGCAGACGGCCAAGAACATGGCGCAGTCTCCGACCGGACCAGGTCAGCAGAACGGGTTGACCGATGTGATGAACATGTTCAGCGGGTACGGATCGCCATCGGCTGTTGAGCTGTGAGTGGTGCCCGTAGGAAATTAATCCCTCCGTAGAGTTTAATCGTGAGCAATTATGATCCGCTTGACCTCCGCGGTCAGGATCGCAGCAAAGCAGAACGCGAACTGCGAGACAGACTGGCGACGGAGAATGAAGAAGCGGACATTAAATGGCTCATGGGCAACAAGCGTGGCCGCCGCGTGTTATGGCGGCTACTGGATCAGGCAGGTGTGTTTCGTTCGTCGTTCAATACCAACGCAATGTCAATGAGCTTTGCTGAAGGAAATCGGAATTACGGACTCCGCACGCTAGCCCTGATTCACTCGCAGTGCCCGGAACTGTACCCAACCATGATGAAGGAGAATTCGTCGCATGAGCGAAACAACGATGGTGGAAGCCGCAACACCCAATAACGGCGCACCAACATCTTCAGCACCCGACAAGGCCGCTGCAACAGCAGAGGCTCTGTACGGTAATGGGCAGAAGGCAACGGAGTCGAAGGCTCCACCAGCCGCCGAGGCGGCCAAGGTGGAAGCGACCGTTGGCGACAAGACGGAGACTGAGGCTGCAAAGCCCGCCAGTTCTCCCGAAAAGTACGAATTCAAGGCGCCTGAAGGCCGCGAGTTCGACTCGGAAGTCATTGCGAACTTCACCGAGGTCGCCAAGGAGCTGAACCTGACAAACGATGCCGCGCAGAAGATTCTCGACAAGATGGGGCCAACACTGGCATCTCGTCAAGAATCGCAGGTCAAGGCACTTCGGCAGGAGTGGGTCGCATCGTCGAAAGCCGATGCGGAGTTTGGCGGCGAAAAACTTGCCTCCAATCTCGCTACTGCAAAGAAGGCTCTTGACACGTTCGGTTCTGCCGAACTTCGCACGCTGCTCAACACGTCTGGCCTGGGCGATCACCCGGAGTTGATCCGGTTCATGTACCGCGCAGGCAAGGCAATCAGTGAGGATTCGTTCGTCGGAGGCGCACCGACCACTGGCAAGCCCAAGGGTCCGATGACGTTTGATGACGCGGCGAATGCTCTGTATCCAAGCACTTCGTAACCAACAAGGAAACCAACAATGGCAACTCTGACTTCAACCAACCTGACGCTGGCCGATTGGGCCAAGCGAACCGATCCCGAGGGCCGCGTTCCGGTCATCGCGGAACTGCTGTCTCAAAGCAACGAGATTCTTGAGGATTGCGTGTTCAAGGAGGGCAACCTGCCCACCGGCGAGCGCGTCGTGATCCGCACTGGTCTGCCCACCGTCTACTGGCGTGCGCTGAACCAGGGCATCCCGAACAGCAAGTCTACGACCGCTCAGGTCGATGAGGCTTGCGGCATCCTTGAGGCTCGCAGCGAAGTGGACAAGGATCTGGCGCAACTGAACGGCAACACCGCGCAGTTCCGCCTGTCTGAGGACAATGCGTTCCTCGAGTCCATGAACCAGACGATGGCGACCACGCTGTTCTACGGCAACCCAGGCACCGACCCCAAGCAGTTCCTCGGCCTTGCGCCGCGTTACTCAGCTCTGACTGGTAGCAACAACAGCACCAACGTCATCAACTCGCTCACCGCCGGCTCGTACTCGGCGTCAGCGAACACCTCGGTGTATCTCGTTGTGTGGGGCGATCAGTCCGTCTACTGCCCGTTTCCCAAGGGCAGCACCGCTGGTCTGATGCATGAGGATCTTGGTGAGCAGACGGTATACAACAGCGACAACACTCGCCTCCAGGCTTACGCCACTCGTTACCAGTGGAAGAACGGTCTGGTGGTCAAGGACTGGCGCTACGTTGTGCGAATCTGCAACATCAACACCACGGACCTCCTCGCCCAGACCAACGGCCAGGCTGCGAGCGCAAGCGCGAACCTGATCCGTGCGATGACCCGTGCTTTGTACCGCATCCCGAACATGGCGATGGGCCGTGCCGCGTTCTACATGAACCGGACCGTGCACAGCGGTCTGTCCGTGATGGCTCTGGACAAGTCGCAATACGCGCTGGCCGTGCAGCAGGGACTGTCGCAGTTTGGTACTCCCAACAGCTGGCTTTCGTTCCTCGGCGTCCCGTGCCGCCGCGTCGATGCCATTGTCAACACCGAGTCTCAGGTCACGTAATAAAGACAAAAAAGAAAGGACAAACACATGATTACTGACATCAACCTTCGCGTCTCAACGGCACAGGCCGTCACCACCACCGCCGTCAGCACCGACAAGATCGACCTGCTTCAGGCTCGTGAAATCGGTGAGGGCGCTGATCTGTTCTTCGTGTTCACCGTTGGCACCGCCTTCTCGGGCGGCACCAGCATCACGTTCCAGATTGTGACCGATGACAACGACTCGCTTTCTAGCCCGACCGTGATTGCCGCTACGGCTGCAATCGTCACGGCGAGCCTGACTGCCGGAGCGCAGTTCACCGTTCCCATCCCTCCGCAGATCGCAAGCCTCGGCGAGCAATACCTCGGAGCGCAGTACACCGTCAGCGGCACTTACAGCGCCGGCACGATCACTGCGGACGTGGTTCACAACATTCAGGACGGCAAGAAGTTCTACCCGTCTGGCTTCACGGTCGCCTGATAGGAGTTCATCATGGCAACCGTCAAGGCCAAGGTTGACTGCTTCATCGACAACGGATACCGCAATGCTGGAACCATGTTCCAGTATGACGGTCCGCGGCTAGATGAGCTGCTCGAGTACACGGACGAACCGCGCACCAAGCAGCGACTTGCGGACGTGAACTTGGATTCGGTCGAGGCAGATGTTGCGCCTCGCCGCCGTCCAGGGCGTCCTCGCAAGGAGGCAGCAAACTCTGGCGATGAGTGATGAGATGAAGTTCTAGTGCATCAAAGGAGGAGAGTCGTAGGGCAACCTCGACTCTCCTCCATCACTAGGAGGCAGGCATGGCATCGGAAGTCGAAATCTGCAACCTCGCGCTCGCGCACCTCGGCGATGAGGCGACCGTAGCCAGCATCGACCCGCCAGAAGGTTCAGCGCAGGCAGAGCATTGCGCTCGGTTCTACCCGATTGCGCGTGACAGCCTGCTGCAAATGCATATGTGGAGCTTCGCGTCCCGTCGCGTGTCGCTGGCGTCGGTCACGATGCCGTACACGATGTGGGCGTACGCATACGCCTGCCCAGGCGACATGATGGTGGCCGTGTCTGTATTGCCGCCCGAGGCCGAGAACGACTACTCGGTTCGTGCGTACCCAACTGACCTGCGCGGCGTCGGCTGGACGAACACGCCGATTACGAGCGCAGGAACCTATGTGCCGCAGGAGTATCAGATCGAAACTGATATCGACGGCAACAAGGTCATCTACACGAACCAAGAGGACGCGCTGCTGCGGTATCAGGCGCTTGTGACGGACCCGACGAAGTTCGATCCGCTGTTTGTCATGGCTCTGTCATGGCATCTTGCGGCGATGCTTGCTGGGCCAGTCATCAAGGGCTCCGAGGGAGCTGCGGAGGGCAAGCGGTGCGCCCAGATGATGATGGCGTACATGCAGCAGGCTCGAGCGTCTGATGCCAACCAGCGCAACGTGAAGCCTGAACACATCACGACCTGGATGAGCGGGCGGTAATCCGTGGCCAGTACCCGCATCTACTTCCGTTCGTTTGCGGGCGGCGAGATGTCGCCAGAGATGTTTGGCCGCGTCGATGACGTGAAGTACCAGACTGGCGCGGCGACCATGCGGAACTTCATCGCTATGCCGCAGGGTCCGGCGGAGAACCGTCCAGGCACGAAGTTCGTGCGCGAGGTCAAGGACAGCACCAAGAGCACGCGCCTGATCCCGTTCACGTACAGCACCACGCAGACAACAGCGATTGAACTGGGCGCAGGCTATTTCCGCTTCCACACGCAGGGCGCAACGCTGACGCCAGGAACACCATCGGCATACGTGGTTGGCGGAACGACGGTGACGGTTACGCAGTCCACGCAGCAGGCCGTCACATTCCAACAGCCAGCGTCAAATACCGTGACGATCTCCATTGCAACCCCAGCACAAATCAACTGGACGTCGCATGGCTTGGTCAATGACACCGCTATTACATTTACGACTACAGGCGCATTGCCAACGGGTCTGTCTGTCGGCACAACGTATTACGTTTCGGGAGCCGCACCAAATCACTTCCACGTAGCCGCCACGCCTGGTGGCGCACAGATCGCCACGACTGGAACGCAGTCTGGCACACACACAGCATCGACGGCCACGCAGGTGTTGTGGACGGGACACGGTTTGTCGAATGGGCAGGAGCTGTCGTTTACAACGACAGTGGCGCTCCCTCTCGGCATCGCGACAGGTACTTCGTACTACATCGTGGACGCGGCGACCGACACGTTCCGCGTTGCCGCTAGCGTGGGCGGTACGGCGATTTCAACTACAACGGCAGGTAGCGGAATCCACACAGCGAGTACGCCGGCGATCATCAACTGGACGTCGCACGGTCTTGCGAACGGGACCGCGGTCGGGTTCACGACCACAGGAACCCTGCCAGCAGGCATGACTGCCGATACGGTCTACTACGTCAACACGGCAACAACCAACGCATTCCAGATTTCAGCAGCAGTAGGCGGCGTGTCCGTTGTCACGACAACGGCTGGCAGCGGTGTGCATACCGCATCATTCCCGTACACGGTCGGATCGCTCGTTTCACACAGCGGCACGAATTACTATTGCATTGCCACGGCGATCAACAAGACGCCGCCGAACGCGACGTATTGGTATCCGTTGCCTGCTGGCGTGTACGAGATTCCGAATCCGTATGCAGAGGCAGACCTATTTGACATTCACTACGTCCAGAGCGCGGACGTTCTGACGTTCGTGCATCCAAACTATGCGCCACGCGAACTTCGGCGACTCGGCGCAACAACGTGGGTTCTGTCCACGATTAATTTTGCGGCTCCGTTGTCGGCACCGACAGACTTGACGCTGACAGAATCTACCTCCGCCACGGGATATCAATACACATACGTAGTGACAGCCGTTGCATCTGATGGCATCTCGGAATCAGTCCAGAGTTCATCTGCGACCGTAGACAGCGACTTTGGTACGTCCGGCGTATACATCACCATCACATGGAATGCGGTGGCCGGCGCGTCCCGCTACAACGTCTACAAGCTTCAGGGTGGTCTGTACGGGTTCATTGGTCAGACAACTAGCACGTCCATCATTGATGACAACATCGCGCCCGACCTGTCAATCACGCCGCCGGTCTATGACAGCGTGTTCGATTCCGCGAACAACTATCCAGGCGCGGTGTCGTACTTCGAGCAGCGCAGGATCTTTGCCGGCACGAACAATGACCCGCAGACGATGTTGATGACCCGTAGCGGTACGGAAGCCGACATGTCGTATTCGATCCCAACCGAGGACACGGATCGCATCAAGTTCCGCGTGGCTGCTCGGGAGGCAAACACGATCAGGCACATTGTCCCGCTGACGCAGCTGCTCGCGCTGACCAGCGCAGCGGAGTGGCGCATCAGTCCCGTGAACAGCGACGTGATTACGCCGACTACGATTTCGGTACGCCCGCAGTCGTATGTCGGCGCGAACAACGTGCAGCCGTCCATCGTGAACAACACGGTGATCTACTGTGCGGCACGCGGCGGTCACGTACGAGAACTCGGCTATTCTTGGCAGGCGAGCGGATTCGTCACAGGCGACCTGTCGCTGCGCTCGGCGCACCTGTTCGACAACCTGAACATCTCGGACATGTGCTACAGCAAGTCGCCACAGCCGCTGCTGTGGTTCGTGTCATCAAGCGGCGACATGTTGGGTCTAACGTATGTGCCAGAACAGCAGGTTGCAGCGTGGCATCGGCACGACACAGACGGCGCCTATGAATCATGCACCGCCGTTGCCGAGGGCAGCGAGGACGCGCTCTACGTCATCGTCAAGCGCACAATCAATTCGGTGACGAAGCGGTATGTGGAGCGGTTTGAAACGCGGCAGATTACGGATCTTGAGGACTGCTTCTTCGTGGACTGCGGCCTGTCGTATGACGGCACGAACGCGACGGCCACGACGGTCACGGTTACGGGCGGTTCAACGTGGGGTCCGGCGGACACGCTGACGGTCACGGCATCCAGCGGCATCTTTGTGTTCCCTGGCACAAGCGACGTTGGAGATGCCATTGTTCTGACTGGCACGGATGGCACACAGTACCGGCTCACGATCCTGTCCACGACCAGCAGCACGGTGGCTACCGCTAGGGTGGACAAGGTGCTTGCGGTGGCTCTACGGGGCGTTGCAACGGCGGTATGGGCGTTTGCACGCAACAGCGTGAGCGGACTGTCGCACCTTGAAGGCAAGGTTGTGAGCATCTTGGCTGACGGTGCGGTGCAGCCGCAGGAAACGGTGGCATCTGGAACCATCACGCTAGACCGGGCGTTTACCGTCATCCATGTCGGTCTGCCATATCAGAGCGACCTGCAAACGCTGCCGCTGACCATCAACATTGATGGAGCTGGTCAGGGCCGTCGCAAGAACATCAACAGGGCTATGCTGCGCGTATTCCAGTCAAGCGGCATCTTTGTAGGCCCAGACGCCGACAACCTGGTGGAAGCCAAGCAGCGCAGCGCGGAACCGTATGGCAGTCCGCCGGCGCTGAAGAGCGACGAGGTAGACGTTGACCTCATGCCGAAGTGGGTCAACAGCGGACAGGTATTCATTCGTCAGGTCGATCCATTGCCGTTGAGCGTTGTCGGCCTAACGCTCGAGGTCGTGATCGGAGGTTGATATGTCGCTGATGCCTATAACCTTTGCAGCAGATTCGATGTCGTTATTTGGTGGACCTGCGGGGTTCAACACTACTTTGCCACAAGCGTCTCAAGCGGGGGCTTCAAGCTCATTTGCATCAGATTTGGCTGGAGCCTTTTCAATCGCAGGGCCAATCATGGCGATTCTTGGCGCTGCCAACAGCGCCATCGGCTCGTATTACACCGCGCAAAGCCAACAGAACCAACTCAAAATGCAGGCGCAGAATCAAGCGTTTGCAGCGGAGATGGCTCGAATCAATCAGGGCATGGCGCAATTTGCTGCCGGCGGCATCATGCGCGAAGGTCAGGAGCGCATAGGTCGCTACACAATGCAGGCTGGTCAGGCTCGTGCATCGGCCAAGGCTGCGATGGCTGCTCGAGGCGGAGTGTTGAGCGAGGGTGCGCCTGCCGAGGTGCTCGGCAGCATGGATCTCGTCAAGGAGATTGACAAGCTCAGTATGAGCGCAGCAAATGTTCGGGCGGCCGAGGCTGCCAAGTTGCAGGCGTTCAACATTGGTGTCGGCGCAACGATGGCAGATATTTCGGCCCAGAACCTGCAAGCCACGGCAAGCACGATCTATCCAGGAGTGTCTCTCGCAACTAGCCTGCTCGGGAGCGCAGCGGATATTGGTGGGACATGGGCTCGTAACCGGCGCATCGAAGAACTTCTGGCAGGCATTTCGACGCAAAGGACTTAAGCATGCCGACCGTACCAACATCGTTT